ACAAGACCATATCGCAGAAGCAAAAAATAATATGGACCAAGTATTTGATTTTATGATGAATCATACTAAAGGCGATGGTGTACAAGATATTGAGGATGCGTCTTTCACAGGTATGATGGAAGAAGGAAGAAAAAAAACAGGAACAAAGTTGTGTGCAAGGGGATACGCTGCCGCGAAATCAAAGTTTAAGGTCTTTCCCTCCGCTTATTCGAACGGTTACGGAGTACAAGTTTGCAAAGGGACTATGCCAGGTTCAGATGGTAAAAAAAGATGTTCCCCACCTTATTGCGGGTCAAAAAAGAAAAAATAATTAATTTTTTTTGTATTCCCGTATATTTATATGTATGGATAAACAAAAAATATGTAAAATTTGCGGCGAAACTAAATCGCCTGATGAGTTTTATCAGAGTCAAAGGGGGATGACGTGTAAAATTTGTACATTGGATATTACAAGAAATTACAAAAAAGAAAAAAGAAAAAATTCTGAATTTAAAAAATTAGAAGGTATAAAACAAAAAGAAAGAAGACTGCGTTTATGGCAAAACACATTAATACATGACTCTAAACATAGAAATTGTGAACACACATTAACAGTTCAAGATATCAATGAAATTTACGACAAACAAAATGGACTTTGTTTTTGGTTTGGAGTACCTTTAATACCCTCCGATAAACCTAAACACCCTCAGCAACCATCTATTGATAGATTAGATAGAAATAAAGGATATACCAAAGATAACGTAGTAATATGTTGTTATTCGGCTAATATTGGTAGGAATGAAAATGATTTAGAAACATGGAAAACTTTTTTAGAAACACTTAAGAAAAACTTATAAAACTTTTATATCTTTGTAATCACAAAACATCCCCTATGACACTTTATCAATTTGTTAAAAGAAAAATCAAACGAGTATTTCTTAGATATCATCTATGGATTCATAGAAGACCATTAGACCAAAAAGTTGACCCAGATATGAATAGGTATCAACAAACCTGTTTCCATATCGCAAGAAAACTACTTAAACAAAGTGATACTGAATTGATATTTGCCCCCGTATCAGAAAAGAAAATCATTATAAACGATAGGTTGGGTATTTATTTGACGCTACAACATCAACAAGCGTTCGTTACAAACCACGTATATCATTATTCTATATTGATGGATGCTAGAGTTTGGGAAAGAGTTAATTTCTTATTTAATAACGAAATTGAGTTACGTAGAAAATCCTATGAAACGGTAATTCACTCACAAATTAATTGTTCTTTAACGGATATTCTTAAGAAGATTTAATTTCATTAAGAATATTCTTTATAAGACTTCTTAAATTTTCGTTTGTTTTTTTCTTCTTTGGTTTGTAAGAAACCATAGTTGGTTTGTTACCTGTACCCGTCTTAGGTTCTGATTTTTCGGCATTTCTTTTTTGTTGACACGCCGATTTTTTTTGAGCGTCCGTCATTTTAGATGCAACACCTGCGGCGCGACATTTTGGATAACCTTTAGAAGATGCTTCAGGTCTACCACAAGGAGGGTGTCCACCACCCTCTTTTTTACGACAAATATTAACCCAAGGACCTTTAGGTTGTTTAGAACCTTTAGGTTTCTTTTTTGTTCCGAACCAAACGGCTAAGTCTTCAGTTAATAAATCAACATCAGTGTTTTTAGTTACCTCTACCCACCCTTCTTTTACATCCAGTGGACCTGTTAAAACATTTCCATCATCATCACTTTGTATAGGATGATTTTTTATATATTTTGATACTTTTCTTGCCATTTTTTCTTTTTTTTGTATATCTTTTTTTGGTGTACTCATTTTACCATCATAACTGTCGTAGGCTAATTCCGCACTATCATATTCAGAAGTGGGTATGTGAAATGGTTGCATCTGTTGTTTATTAAACAATCTTTCTCCGGACACTAATGGTATGTTAGAATACTTTCCTGATGATGATGAAACAGTTGCCTCATTTATTTTTTTATCTTTATTTGTCATAAAGGATTTTTTTCTTTATTATTATAAATATCTTTTTAATTAAGTTTTATATGATTTACGAAAATTTTGTTTGGACACCTGAATTTAGAAAAGAATTTTCTAAAGTGGTTTTAGATAATAATCACTGTATAGAAAATTTAGAAGAAGCGACACACAATTTCATTAAAGAAAAATTTTTTAAAAAAAATGGAGGAGAAAGAATTATTAGCAATATTGTTCGGGAGATTGGAAATCTCAACTGAGGAGCAATTAGAAACTATTTTACAGACTATGAATACTGAGGTTGCAACAATATTTTTAATACATGCAGTTAAACACGCATATGAGAGGGGTGTCTATAATATCGGGGAAACCGAAGTGTTATCCAAATGTATTAGGATACTTTCTAAATGATTTAATTATTTAAACCATTAAATCCACCCAATGCCACGGTGTTGTTTTGTCTAATAGCTCTATTTTGTTCATTTGTGTATATTGCCTGTGTAAAAGTACTTGAAGAAAAACTACCTGAGCCACAGTCTTTACAATTTGTTGATGTCACACCACCTGAATTGAGGGGTGCTAAGCATAATGTGCATGCGGTATAAGGACCATAGGCAATTATTGCGGTAACATTATCTGTTGATGTTGTTCCTGATGCGGTCAAAGTAAAACAAACACCTGTGTTTAATTGATAAATTCTATTTAATGGATTTGCCGCAATAGTGGTGTCGTCAGCAATGAATGTTATTGTGGAAAAACCACCGCAAGTGGTTCCTGTGAATAGTCTTATAGCCATGATGTTTACTTTATAAATAAATATCTTAATAACCTAAAAAAACAAAAAAAGGGACAATTTCTTGTCCCTTTTCGTTAATATTAATTAATTGATTATCTCAATTCATTCAAATCAAATGTACGAACTCCATCAACGGTAATGCGACCATAGAAGCGGTTATTTACCATTTTTTTCGCGTATCTTGTCATAATCCCTTTAATTGGTGTGAAGTTAAACGGATTGTACATAGTTGGAGTCAACTGTAGAGGTACATACGGTGCGTAAATGTAACCTGTGTCAAGTAACGAAGTACCTTTGTGACCAATTAACACTGTGTTAGCAGGGAAGTAAGGGTCACGGTATACTTGGTAACGACCTGATAGAGTACCTACTCTTTCAATACCCATGTTAAATTGGTCTTGCTCAGGTGACGCATTTGATACGTGGAAGTATTCCAAGTCATCGAAAATTGCAGAAATCTCAGAAGATACAATAATCCAATTTGCTCCACCACGAAGAGTTGACTTGTGGATTTGTGCAGAAATTTGATTGATTGCCGTAATCAAAGTTTGATTCCAATCTTTTTGAGTGTATGGTGTTGTTCCAGATGAAGACAGACGCTTCCATCCGTTGTAATCCCAACGAAGATTCCAAGCCGCACCTTTACGTAAGTCACGTAGAATCTCACGGTCAATTTCAGCCGCAACTTGTTCTGACAATAAAGCCGTTAATTCAGCCTCTGCGTCGATGTTGTGGAATGCCGCAACGTCTTGAGCAAGTTCAGGTGACCATTGTGCTCTTAATTTTCTTTCAGTTACTGAAACAGTTACTGACTCAAGGTCAAAAGAAACTTCACCGATTTTATCTTCAAATTCAAGTTCTTCATAACGTCTCCAAGCCGCTAAAATGTTTGATGTTCCTGACCAAGAACTATTTGTTAGAGATGCTCCAGAATAACCATCAGGTGTAGACTGACCACATGAAACACAAACAGGTACTTGTGCGTCAATTTCTAAGTAAATGATACCCGCTTGGTTACAGATATTATCATAATAACCACCGTTACCACCACTATTTGTACGATTAAATGGTGCTTGAGTAGAAGTTGAAGTTGGTCCAACAATACCTTGACCATATTTCTGTGTTACAACACGGAATAATAGTGGGGAGTAAGTTGATACACCAAGATTAGATGCTGCAGTTGAGTTTGCAGTGTAAAGAATTAAATTTGACAAGAATGATTCTGTGTCAACTTCTTGACCGTCAGGCCCAATTAGTTTACCAACACCTGATTGTGAGAATCCTGAAAGACCTACGATAATCTTTCTAAATTCTTTAGTTGACGCCGCAGCCTCACCAAACACTGTGTAACCTGATACCACTAACGCACCATTTGACCAAGCCACAGTAGAGGTATCACCGGTCATAACGATGAATCTACCTTTAGAGTAGTCAAATATACCAGCAGGATTCAGACCTGGTTCAGTTCCTTCGTAAAACAAATCATAAAGATTTTTTGCGTAAGGAGTTCCTGAATTGTAACCACCATTAGGGTCGCCAGGGTAATTACCCGGAGAACCTACAGGACCATAGTGTGAACCTGAATCCGAATATCCACCCGGTACCAAAGAATCGGCAGTTGCTCCTGAATATCCCTGAATTTTAGGTACAAAGAAGAACAATTTACCGATTGGTAAGTTCATCGCTTGTACCGATACGATTTCGTTCGCTAACAATTTAGAGAATACACGTCTTACAATTGGAAACACAACTGTTTCAAACGAACCTGATGAACTATCAGACGTTGCTTCGTTAATCAAATGTGACGCTTGGTTTTCATAAAGTTGTGCCACATTTTCTTTTAGGTGGCCTTTAAGACCTTCAAGGAACCCTAATTTGTCCCATTTGTTGATAGTATCTTCTTTGATAACTTTAAGGTGTTTTAACCCGATGTTACCAACAAGACCTGATTCTAATAATGCTCCCATTTTGGAAATATTTTTTTAAGTTTATTTTTATTTTATAATCTTACTCATTATATCCTTCATTCTTAAGAATTGAGGATTCTCATAAGTTTTAGATTCGATTAATGTTGATGCTGAACCTGATGATGGAGTTCTGTCGATTTTTTCTCCAATCGATTCAGTAATCGACGTTTTATTTGTTGATGTTAATTCACTTTTGATTGTACGATAAAGATTTTTAGATTCTTTAATAGATTCTACACCATCAAATCTTCTCAAGATGTTAATTTTCTCTTGTTTAGATGTTGAATGTTCAGTAAATAATCTTGTAGCATATGCCAAATTAGAATTGAAAGTTGCCACTTCATTAAGTTTATCTCTGAACACATTTAGTGCTTTACGATATTCTTCGTTTTTCTCTCTAAGAATTTGAATTTGTTCTAAATTTCTTTCGCGACTTTCAAACGTAAGGTTTCTGTTTGGTGTAATCCCTTTTCTCAAACCACGTCCGCTTTTTGACCCCATACCGTAAGTACGAGCCGCTTCTTTAGTTTCTTTCTTCTTGAAAGGCATCATTTCCTTCTTAACTGCGTCGGAAATATCTTTTTTACCTTCCTTAAATTCGAATTTAGGTTTACCCATTCCAACACCTCTTGTACCTTTTTTCATGTCTTCTTTAAATCCACCTGAAGGTTTCTTGTATGAAAATTTAGGTTTGCCAATTTTAGCCCCCTTACCGATTTTTGGTTTAGTAGATTCCATTTGGATATCATCTTCATCCATCATGTCATCTTCATCCATCATATCGTCTTCATCAAGCATGTCGTCTTCATCCATTTCAATTTCGTAAACGACTTCCTCCATATCAGATTCGTCCATAGAACCGACTTCTTTTGAAAAAACTGAATCTATGATA